CGCCATCCTGTCGGAGACGGGAGACGTTCAAAAGAGCTGCTTTCCAGCTTCGTCGGATCCAGGGTGCGGTCCTTTGCTTCAACATATGCGTTATTGAAGTTTATAGGACTTTCCCCGCCGCTAACCTCAGACTTCTCCATGGCTAATCTGCCTTTTCCAAGATTTCTCTCAACTCCTGTCCTATATAATCCAAAGATTCGATGTTGCCAACCAATTGCTTGTATTCTTCAAGGTCTTTTATAGTGCCCCCGACCAGCATCTCGGCAATACGATCCCGCCGTTCCTTAATGGACTTGAGAAGATGTTCCGCAAGAAGGATGCCGTCCATCAGTCAAATTTTCCAGAGCAGTGCCGCCATGAGGGCAATCAAGGCCCCTGCACAACTGATAAAAATCTTCTCCAACCTTTTTATTTGACCAATGGTCTCTCTCCAACGCTCCCCACAAACAGCCTCATGCGTGGCCGGTCTCGCCTCTACTTCTTTGACCAAAACCATGTGCCGCGACCCTTATATATTAAATCTCCCGGCACAAAGACGGCGACCACCCGTGTACCCGGTGGAAATCATCACACAACCGTCGCACCAACTCTTTCTTCTCAGCGCGGTGTGCATTCTCGATTCTTATGATCGCAATCTGCTGTGCGTTCGCGCCAACCTGATAGACCTTGGCATAACGATCGTCCAATGCATACCCCGTGCCACCTATCGTCCCGATTGCGAGAACGACGGCTGCCGCTTGCGTAAGCGTGTTCATTTCCCTTTAGCCATGTAAGCAGTCATGCCCATGTATGCTCCAACAACGCCTGCCTGCCCTATATAAAACAAACCAAATAAGTCTGAAAGAGCTTTTATCCGACCGTCCGGGAAGATTGGTAGGAAAACCGCCGCCGTGAACACAATCATGGAAATCATCGACACCCACGCCATTCGACGCTGGGCGTCCGCTCTCTCATGCTTGTCAAGGGCCTCCCCCACAGATATCTCTGCGGCAGAGATGCTACAGTCCTTGTCAAGATCCAATTCTCTACGCCCGTCCTTTTCTCGTGTCTTCCGGGACACTTCTCCCTCCAAATACAATGCCGCTAACTATCAGACGCCGTCACCCAGTCCTGCCCCGCCCCAACCAGACAGGCCAATCCCGTCGCCGTCGTAAGGATAACCGTAAATGTGGCCCCTCCCGGAGATACATATACTTCCAGCAAAGCCTCTTCATTCAAAAGGCCAACCCCAAGCAGCTTTTCTTGGTGGGTCTTGAGGAGTTCAGCCACCAAGGGAGCCCTTTCCACGCATAAGAACCGCCCATATAGGGCCTGCTGCTTCGGGTACCCCTGGGGAAGTGACGCCCCAGGGCGCACAAGAGGCGCTCCTGAAGCATCGACCGAAAACAACACACCCAGAAGAGCCCCCAAAACAACGATCGTAAGAATCAAAAAAAACTTCTGCGGCGTCCTCATTTCTTTCCGTCCCCCAGTCCCAGTCCCCGCACCGGCGCAACAGCCTCTTCATAATAGATGATGAGTTGCTTCTGCTGGTCAAGATATCGTTTGATTTCCGCCATGTTGAGCGCCAGTGTCTCATAGTCCCGCACACTGATGGCAAAGAACAAGAAAGAGCCGTTCTCCTTGATGTACCGGGCCTTGAAATCCTCGAAATTCTGCTCAGTAACCACGAACCACTTGATGTCGTGCAGGGTTATCGGCCGGGGCCGGGGCTGTGTGGGAATCACACGGTCAACTTCGACAGTTCTGACCTCGATCTTCTTTAGATCAGACCATGGCCCACAACTACTCAGCAACAGGCAAAGGAGTGCCCGCCTCAAAACTCTCAAATAGCCGCTTTGTTCCACGATTTATTCTCTTCTCCACCAAGCCGGGTTTCTGCTGACTCAACCGGGACAAATCATGTTTCTGCAATTTGCCAATAAGTTTATCCCTGTACCCGTTCGCCTGTTGTAAACGCAAGGAGAGCTTGTTGTTAAGTCTGAGATACTTCCCTGCATCCTCCTTGAGCGCCAGAATCGTCCGATCCTGGACCTTCTTCGCAGTCTCCAGCTTGGCGGAATTCTCCGTCAGTGCCCGTATGCGGGACTGCGTGTCCTTGTAATAATAATACCCCCCATAAACCACCCCGCCAACCAACCCTACAACCAACCCTACAACAACGATGGCTGAATAAAGCCTTATCATCGCCCTAGATGACGCCCTTTTCCTTCAAAAGAACACCCAAAGCACCGATAATAACACCACCAAGAACGACAGCAGGCCAACTAATCAAAACGCCAATGCCGACAACGGCGGCACTGACTGCGGCCCAGCTAGATGGTTCCCTGGTCCTAGAAACAACCCAATCCATAACTATCCTCCTCAACAGATTTTGAAAGATCCACCACGTTCGGCGTCACCCATCCCGCGACTCTTCCCAGAAGTAGCCGCCCCCTTGGACGTATCCGGTGCCGGTTCATCCTTCGGCGCATTATAGGGCACAAACCCCTGGTCCTTGATGACAGAACCCTTGCGAATCACCCCTACAGAGCCATTTCCTTTTTCGGTCATGTCGACCTCCTGGTGTTACTGTTGTTGCCGCTGCTTCATAATCTCGCGCTCGCGAGCGGCATCTATGCGAGCGGCGACGATATCCTCTGCGGATTGTATCCTGTTTGCCCCAAGTTGTGCTGTTTGGGAAGCCTTTTCCTTGTCCAGAGCCAGACGGGCCTGATCCATCTGGGCCTCCGCTGCATCGCGTTGCGCCCTGATCTGCAAGTCCTGTTCCTTCAAAGCAATGAGAGGATCTGGTTGGTCGCCCCCGGCAATCTGACCGGAAAGTGCCTTGACCTCCTGCATACCTTGGGCAATCAAATCCGCGACCATGCTTTCAATCTCCAAAGCTTGCTGCTCGTTGGGAGGTTGCCCCTGTAGCTGTTGCATCATCTGTCCCGCAACCTGCTCTTTGGCCTTCACGGAAACGTGCTCCATGACATGCTTCTGAAGTTCCATGCCAATCAAGGGCATCTGCTGAATGATGCCTGAGGAACCAAAAACAAGATGCGCCATGATATGGGCGCCGTGGTTTTGACCCTGGAACACGGCCAACGGTAAATTCTCCAGCGATTCGGAGTTCTCGATAGCCGGATCCTTGGGCTCTGGTTCTCCCTCCTCTTGAGGTTTCAGAACGGCGTCAACGTCCTTGACCCCGATGGCCTTGTACATGCGCCGAAAGGCTTCATACAAGTTATGCAGATCCGGAGCCGACTGGGCCAGTTGCAACTCCGTCTGGGCCAGCGTAATCCGCTGCGCCATCGAAAAGATGTTGGGGTCCGCAACAGGAAGAACATCCACGCGGTCGTCGAAGTCCTGAGCCTTTATCGTGCGCTCGCCTCCTACAACGTTGTACGGATATTCGGGGGGCAGGTACTGACCGAAGACGCCCGCAAGAAGAAGAAACTCTTCCTTCTGCGCGTAGAAAAGCCGCTTGTGAATGGCGGACATGATCTTCGCGCCCTGCTCCAACAACGCAAGGGTGGTCCCAACAGGGGCCTCCTGATTACCATCGCCAACCTGAAGATTGGAGACCGCTGCAAATCGCTGCCCTGCTTCGACACAGAAGCCCATCAACTGAAACAAAGTCTGATCCGCGCCCTTGTATGGAAGCAGCATCAAGGAATCACGGATCGCCCCTCCCGGCGCATCAACATCGCGGAACTCGCCCGGTGACAACGGGTCGTCGTTATTCCGAATGCGGAGCCCCCGCGCCTTGAACCCGGCAGGCAGGTTGGACAACGTCCCGGCATCGATGAGTTGCCGCAATGCCGCCGTAGCCGTGCGACTGAGACCACCGATCATGTGGATCAGACCAAGGCCATAGAACCCGAAACCCGGCAGAAACTTGAAATGCACGAAATACTGGGTCTTCTTGCGCCCCTCATCGTCCGGACTGTAGTTCCTACGAATGCCCAGAAGCTTGCCATTGGTCTCGGAGACGGTCACGATGTACGGGAGCTTGATACCTGTCGGCTCGCCCGTGTCATCAAGATCTTCATATCCCTCGATATCCAGATCCACATGGCATTCCAGCAGCGTGATGTCGGTATCCAGATAGGATGGCTCGACACCGCTGATCTCGTCCATCTCCTCCTTGACTTCCGAAGGATCAGCCTGTGTTGCCGATACCTCAACGTCGCTGTAGAAACCGGCTAATTGCTTCTTACGAAGCTCGTTCTCCGATATCTGTATGACGTGCGTTACGTTTTCCGCCGTTTCCAGATCCGATGCCGTATATGGAACGAGAAGATGTTCCGCCGGTACGAACCGGCTAACGGCGCGACCCAGGAATTCGTCGTAGTAGACCTTCTTGAAGGTCGAACCGGACAGCGGCAGGTAAAACAGCATCTGATCGAATTCCGGCGTGTACTCCTTCATCACGCAGGTGATCTGATAATTCATATAGTGCCGGACACGCTCGGCCTGATCCTCGGCCTCGGGCGTTACTTTTCCGATTATCTCCGTTCGAACCGGCCCTCCCGCCGGAAGCAGTTCTCCAAAAGCCTGTGCCTGAAACTGGGTCACCGCCTCGGCCAGAAGCGGATGGGTCACGCCCGTCGCACCACGGAACGGCTCCGACCGGTCCTCGTACTTGAACCCGAGAAGTTCAAGCCCCGTCCGGTAAGCATCTTCCCACTCCCTGCGCCCGCTCTTGTTGGCCTCATACTGCTCCATCAACTCCGAAGAAATCCTGCTGGAAACGCGGTCGTCCAGCAAATCAGCCAGATTGTCGTAGAAGTCACCCGTCTCGGGACCCGCCGCACGTGGATCAAAATCGACAACGACGCCGCCGTCATCCTCAAGCTCTATGTTGAGACCGGGTGCCGCGATGACCGTTTCATCGATCACGTCAACATCGACCTCCGGTCCTTCCTCAAGTTCCACGGGAGGAATGGCGTCCCTGCGCTCGACAAGGGAGCTTGTTCCGAAGTTGCTACGAGGAAGAGGAGATCGGGCCATCTTATCTACGCCTTAATGACATGATGCCGCCGTGACGTCGTCCGGGAGGACGCGGCATACCCTGCGGCATACCCTGCGGCTGCGTCAGCGAGGGAAACGAACTAAGGGTGTTCCGCAGAAAATCCGCCTGACCCGGCGGTAACATCATCATCGACACCATGTCGTTTAAATCCTGACGATTGGCCTCAATATATGCAGCAACGTCCTGCACAGACCCGCTTCGGGTCACATCAACAAGACCCTGAAAAATCGCCATGACGTCCGAAGCCACGCCAGCCCCAGCAGCGCCGCCGACCTCGGCACCGGAAAGACGGCCAAGGTTTCCTATGGCTTCTGGAAGTCCCACAGGGCCTGCCATGACTCCTCCAACAGGGCCTGCTTCGTCAGGGCCTGCTGTGCCATAAAGCCCTGGCGCCTCTCCTACTCGGGGAGAGGTTTCCATCAAGTCTTGGTCACTGGGTCCAACACCACCCTGAATCCGGACAAGGTTTCCCACGTCTTCCACCAAGTCTCCATCCCGATAGCCGACAGGCCGAAAGCCCATCATGCCGCCACCACGCATACCCAGCGACTGCTTGTATTGCTCCGCAGCCGCCATCCCTTGCGGCGTGTACGGAAATTCACGCCCTGCTACGTTAGGCATGTTTCGTGCTCCTCGTTCGCTTCTTCGCCTTGTCTACGCCCTTGATTGTACCCTTGTTCTTTGATGCATAGAAGACCCTCTCCGCTTCCTTCTTCCCATAGGTCTTCTTCATGCGGGCCTTGATCTTCTTGCCCTTCTTCGTTAGCGGCATGTCAACGCCTCAATTTATATCTGAGCCACGTTTCGAAATCACTGGATTCTCCCAAAGGGTTTGCCCAGGTCCCGGTAGCCTCTAATGTGCCACCAAGCCCAAATGGATCCTCCATCGCATAGCTTCCTTTAGCATGTGGAGACGTGCCTATTCCCTGAATGAAATCTGCCCCCCCACTAACTCCTAGCGTACCAGGACCAACTGGACCTTTCCAGCTTCCTCCAACGCTCGTTACATTTGGGGCTTGGTGCATGTACCGTGACTCGCCTTTCCCGGATGGGGATAAAGTCCTCATATACTTACGCACAGCTTTAAGCGCAGCAAGGCCACGACGAACAGGAAGCTCTATCTTGGCACCAGCCTCTTTGACCCTTCTGTCAAAACGCGTGTTCTCCATATGCTTGGCATGGGGTGCGTCCCGAAGAAGTCTTCCGCTCCCTGGATGACGACCTTCCCAACTCGTATCGGTGCGCTCTCCAAATAAGGTTGCAGGACCCGCTTTGACCGAGAGTCCAAGGGCCTTGGTCCGTGGATCCTCCGCCTTGCCATATCCTTCCGAGGTGGAATAGAACCCCTTAAAAGGACCGGCCTCTCCCGTAAGGGTATCCTTGACGCCTTCTCTGTTCATCTCCCTCATAAGCCTTAGCCTATCCGAAAGTAAGCTGCCCCCAAAATAACCAGATTCTGCGCCTTGTGGATCAAAGCCGCCGCCACCTACAAGTTTCGGTAATTCCCCATGTTCCGGGACCAATTCGCCCTGCATCCCTACCCTAGAAGCCTCAGGGTCGGCAAAAAGACTCGCCGTCGCTACATACGGCCACAGAGACAAGGTTGTTGAAAGCGACTTTTCCGCAAACTTCAACCGGT